TATCTAACAAATTTTCCAGTTGAAGTTGATTATGATTCAGTTAAAACACTTGTTCAAACTACAGAACAAGCTATAACTGAAACGATTAATGCTGGACAGGGGTTTGGATTCTCTACCGATATACCTACTAATATTAGAGTGATTGATAGAGATGGCTCAAGTATTATTATAGATGGATATAATATCACAGATGAGTCTGGCGTAACTTATAACATAAAAGGAATAAATCTAACTATTGATGGTGAAATAGTTGGGGGTGGTAACATAACAACTGTTGAGGGGGTTACTTTTTTTATAGACCCGCAGACAGCAATAGCAAATCCAAAATTTGACGACAACAGCACAATTACCAGTAGCGATCCATTTCTTCAAGGAAATTTTGATTTAACACCAGTGACTCCACCGAGTGTAGTTCAAGCCCCAGCCTTGATCTGGACGCCTAACGTGGATATTTTAGACTTATTTGAACTTCAAGAGGATTACTACAGAGAGAACTTCTCTTCAAATTTCAATAAAAATGCGTGTGGATCATTTTCAAATCCTTTCGCAAAACTTGCTGATTTAGTTTCTCTGATATCTATCGCAAAGGATTTGTCAAAGGGAACTATAGGTAGTTTTTCTGATGTAACTCAATTGATTGGTAATTTAGGTGACGCACTTGGTAACTCAGTCCTATCAAGAATAGCTGGCTTAGGTGATAAAATAACGACATTGATAAATGACATTAAAAGATACAGCGATCTATCAAATGTCATTGAAAGTTTAAAGAGTAAATTGAACGATTTTAAAAATCAAATAGTTGATCAAGTAGATAAAATCGTGAATACGATGAAAGCGCAAATTGCACAGATTCAAAATAAGGTTAATCAGCTAAAAAACATCGGTAAAGGCGTTTCTAAGTTTTTGAATAAAAAGGCAGCAGAATTGACGAAGTTTTTTTCAAAAGATAACATTGATAAGCTAAAAGAGAAAGCTAAAGACTTCTTCACATTTAACGAACAACAATTTGAGGATCTTATACCTAGCGTGTTAAACTTTCTGCTATTGAAAGGGTGTGGACTTTCTGGTTTGATTGAAAACATTCTAAGAGGGCCAGTAGATGCGTTTAAAAATCTTGCCTCTAACCTAACACAAAACTTTGACATCATGAAGTCATATTCGGCAGAGGTGAGAAATGCCGTACTTTCTGTTGGTGGTCTTAGAGTGACACCAGAGCAAAGAGAGGCTGATGTAAGAAGAGCTAGAGATAATTACAACAATACACCCAACTCTCCAGGAAACATAGGGGATAATGCTCCTGTTCTTCCAGACGCAGTTCAGTTAGAGCCAACGCCTGAAGAGCAAAGAATAGTTGATCAAATAACTAAAGATGGTTTATCTGGAGTGTTTACATTTGGACCAGGTGTATATGAAATGGGTAAAAGGTCTCAAGGCTTACAGAAAAAGAGTCCTAAACCTGAGTACAACTCAAATCACAACTTTCACGATCCAGAAACAGGTTTAGACTCTGGGTTTAGAGACGCGGTCCCTCAACTCTGGGTAAAAATAAAAAGAGTTCATGAAAGACTTAGCGAAGCTGGTTTAGTGAACGGGCCTTTCTTGATAAACGCCGCTGCTAGAAGTTTCTTCTATCAAAAGTATTATTTGGGGAGTAAAAGTCTAAGTTCCAGACACATCATAGGTAATGCTGGTGCTCTTGATGTTGTTAAGTCTAGCATGAAAGGTGATAAAGGACGCGCAGCATTCATTCAAGCATGTAGTGATGAGGGGTTCATTTCAATAGTAAACTATCAAGCTGACGGGTTTTTTCACATTGATTTGGGTGGTGTTAGGGCTAACAACTGGGAAGATAAAGATGGAAAAGCGAATGGCAATAGTCAATTAGGCAAGCTAGCCAGAGCCGCTTGGGAAAGACACTCTGGTGTGAAGTTGTGAACCTGACACGCTAAAAGTTAATAAATAGTAAAAAAGAAGGTACAAATGGCTATAACACCTATCACCAAAAAGCAAATACTGTATTCTGATTTTGGAAGAGATATGGTTCTCAATCCAGTCAGTAGTGATGTGTCAAGAAAGACTAACGAAGAAGCTATAAAAGAATCTATTAGAAACTTAATTCTGACAAATAGAGGTGAAAGATTATTTCAACCCTTCATCGGATCAGACATTCTTGCTTCATTTTTTGAAAACATTGATATAGATTCCTTAGAAGACATTAAAAGCGCAATTCAGGACACAATAGAAATATACGAACCTAGATGTAATCTAATATCTGTTGACGTGTTTGCGAATTATGATTCCAACGCAATAGTAGCAACTATCGTGTTTAATGTTATAAATAGAATAGAGCCAGTTACACTAGAAGTCATTTTGGATAGGATAAGATAAATGACAACTCAACCATTCACAAATCTTGATTTTAATGCTGTAAAGACTAATCTAAAAAGTTATTTAAGTGGTCAAGATCAATTTAAAGATTATGACTTTGAAGGGTCAAACATGAATGTTCTTTTGGACATTCTTGCTTATAACACCTTTCAGAATAACTTCTATACTAACATGGCTATTTCGGAAATGTTTCTGGACAGCGCACAACTAAGAGATAGTATAGTATCACACGCAAAGGAGTTGAATTATCTCCCGAAATCTGTTAGATCGTCTTCAATTCCAATCAACATTGAATTTTTTCCAACAGACTCGCCAAATTCAGTAACAATTCCCGCTAGAACTAAGTTCTTGGCGAAATGTGGTACAAAGACATTCAATTTTACCAATGAAGTTCCTTACGTCATAAGAAGAGTCAACGGAAGATATGTTGGAAGCAACATAGAACTGTTTGAAGGTGAGTATGTAGAAGAGATTTTTAGGGTTTCTGGCGATGCTGTACAGAGATTTGTAATGAGCAACGAAAATCTAGACACTAGAAGTCTTAGGGTATTCGTATCAGAGAATGAAGAATCCGTAGAAGAAATTGAGTATATACTTAAAAGTAGCTTGTATGATGTTGATAGTAACGATGAGGTATACTATCTACAGCCTCACATAGGAAACAAATACGAAATTATCTTCGGTCAAACTGTTTTTGGCAGTAACCCCACAAGCGGTAATGTTATTCGCGTCATCTATAGAAGATCAGCAGGTGAAGAGGCAAATGGCGCAACGGACATTTCTTTGGTTTCATCTATAAATGGATACTCTAATAATATCACACCTCTAACAGCATCACAAGGTGGTGCAGATAGAGAAGGTATTGAATCTATCAGATACTTTGCGCCAAAAAGCATACAAATTCAAGAAAGGGCTGTCACAGAAAACGATTATGCGGTTCTATTACGAAGACAGTTTCCTGAAATTGGCTCTGTTGCTGTTTATGGTGGTGAAAACTTATCACCGCCGCAATATGGTCGAGTTGTAATAGCAGTCTATAACAATAACTCAGAGAGATTGTCGGATGCTAAGAAAACTCAATACACAAATTATTTGGCTGATAGAACGGCCGTAACTGTTACACCAGTCATCATACCTGCGAAATTTATGTATGTTGATATAGAAACCAATGTATATTATAACACAAATGCAACAAATGCGTCGGAAGGTGCTATCAGCAATATCGTGAATAGAGCCATCACTCTATACGATACGAACAATTTGGGTGAGTTCAAAAAGAACTTCAGATATTCTAAACTAGTATCGGCCATAGATAATTCTGAGATCAGCATACTATCAAATGACACTAAAGTAAAGGCCATAATTTCCATTGCACCAGAAAGAGGCGATTCTGAATTTCACGTTCTACAATTCTCAAACGCTCTTGAAGTAGATAAAATTTCTGCGAATCCTTCTCTAAACGATTTTAAGCCTGCCGTTGAATCATCATCTTTTGTGTATTCGGGTAGAACTGTTTTCATTAGGGATAATGGTCTTGGATCACTTGATATTGTCAGTGTAAACAACGGTGAACTATCATACATTCAGAGAAGTATTGGTACTGTTGATTACAATACAGGTAGTGTGTACATTCGACCATTAACGATTCAAGATTATGATGGAAACTATATAAATGTTTATGCAAGACTTGCTTCAAAAGATATATTAGCACCAAAGGATAGAATCATAAAAATTCGTAATAGCGATGTAGCAGTAAACATTTTTCCTAGAAGACAGTAAATATGGCAGATATAAAAAAATTACTATCACCTTTTATTCAAGGTCAGTTTCCAAATCACTATCTTCAGAGACCTGGTGTTGAAGTCACTGAGTCCGAGAGGGCTGTCATTGTAGACTTCATGGAAGCGTTTTATGAATATTTGGAGACAACTGCAAACAGTTCTCTTTATAACTCTAGACGAATGTTTGAGTATAGAGATATTGACACTACACTTCAAGAATTTGTAACATACTTTAAGAAAAAGTATTTAGACGAACTTCCATTCTTATATGCTACAGACACTAGATTTGTAGTAAAAAACATAATTGATATGTATAGGGCTAAGGGGTCTGAAAAGGCTTTAAAACTTCTCATTAGACTCTTATTCAATGAAGACATATCAGTATACTATCCAAGTGTTGATATTCTTAGGGCCTCAGATTCCGTGTGGAAAGAGCCTAGATACATAGAATTATCCAGAAGTACTAGAACAAAAGATTTCATCGGTACAGTAATTACAGGTGCTAATTCAGGCACTTCTGCATTTGTACAAGGTTTGGTTACTAAACGAGTTAATCAAAAATTGATTGATGTGCTTTATCTATCAGACATTAGTGGCGGAGACTTTGAATTAAACGAACTTATAACTAACGATGGTACAATAAGAAACTCGCCTAAGATCATAGGGTCTTTGAATGACGTAACTCAAATTTCTGGTATTAGACCTAACTATGCTATCGGTGACATTCTTCAAGTAGTTTCGCCAGATGGTAAAGAAGCATTAGCTAGAGTTATAGCTATTCGTGGTTCAAATGATAACGTAACATTTGATCTAAAAGAAGGTGGTTATGGATACAATACAACAGACACTGAAATTTACATTAGTGAAGCTGTTCTTTTTACAATAAACGAAAACTTAGAGTTTCAAGAATATGAAAATGTTTATCAAGAGTTAGCCCAAATTGATACAGCCAATACCTTGTTAGCAAACACGCAGTTGGGTGACGTAGTTCAAGGTTTTGATTCTTTAAGCGCATTAGTAGCAGAAGGTGTTATTGTAGACATAAAATCAAACAACTCTATTGTAGTTGAACAAACGTCTAACACACAATTCTCTACTCAGACAGAATTGAATTTAGTTGATACGAACATATTTAAATTGGGAGAAAGCGTAAAATCTGAGGCTGAGGCCACTCTTACTGTTTTTGACGCCACATCATTCTCACCTGGTGAGATCGTTCTTCAGAGAGAAGATTATAATGGCGCTTTTGTTAATATTGCTTACGGTGTGATTGAAAGTACAAACACGGCAGTATCAAACAATAACACCATCTCGGTGATTGAAGTTTTTGGCGACTTCAAGTCAGGTTTAGATATTGAAGGTAAGACTTCAGGCGCTAATACAGCGATTTTTTCGGTTGATTATACCTCAAATGGCGCAGTCGGTGTTATTCTTGACTCTACAAACACATCCATCATTATCAATAAGACAAGCACTGAAGATTTTACTGCTAATACAAAAATAAGAGGCGAATCAACAAAAACTATTAACACGATTGATACGATAGAAGCATCTGGTGTTGTTGAGATAAGTATCGCAAATACTCATACATACACAACATCAAGCGTGTCTGATGTTAGTGCTAATGGTATAGTTGTTGGACAAACCACTGGTCTTGTCGGTCTCCATGGCAATTCTTACCCTTTTTATGTGATTTCAGAAGCCACGAACTACATCAACAGTTCTGAAACACTTTTGAGAAAAGAGATTACGAGAATAGGTGAAGGAACTGGTGCTAATTTTGAACTCAATTCTTTCGTACAAGGCACACAAGAAACTGTTTCAATCAACACAGACTTGATTGGCGAAGAAAATATTGCAGGCGTAAAATACACAGATATCAACATAGAAAACGCAAATAACTCTGGTGTTGGTAAGTTATCCGCAAACGTAACAATAACCGATGGTGGTAGTGGGTATTCAAACACATCTACTATAACATTCACTGGCGGTGGATACAACAACGGGACACCTTTAATTGCCGCTGAAGGTGAGATTGTAGCTGATGCAAATGGAGCAATAACTGACATAACGATTACTGATGCTGGCTATGGCTACTATTCTGAACCAGAAATAACTATTAGCGATGGCGCTGGTGCTAATGTAAGCGTACAAATAATCACTGGTTATGGATTCCCTAAAGACCCCTACGGTGATTATTTTTCTGTTATAGATGACGTTCTTAGTACAAGACAGATGACTATTGGTGAGATAGAAACGATATCAAGGGTCAATCCAGGCACTGGATACGACACTAATGTTTACGTAAAGATTGTGAACAACACAATAAAAGATTTCAATAAAAAAGATGTTTTAATTTCACCTTCTACAAATGTGAGCGATCTATTTGCGAATGGCGAAATATTAGTTTCTAATAG